CCAATGGGCTTGAGCAGACATGCCGCGCGCGCGCGATGCCGCGCTTTATGGGCGACGGCCCGCGCGTCGGCGAGCGCGTGATTAAGGGCGATCAATTCGTGCGCGGCGACTGGCTCTACTCCGCAACTCAGGATGGAGCCGACCCGCAAAACATCGAGGCGGGCGGGTGGCGTCGGCAGAACGTGCGCGGCAAGGATGGTCGCGGCGAACGCGGACCCAAGGGCGAGCGCGGCGAGCAAGGCGTCGGCATCGCCGAGGTGACACTCGACGAGCAAGGCGTGTTGACGGTGCGCCTCACCAACGGCGAGGAAAAATATTGCGATGCGCGCGCGTTCCTCGCGCAGGTTGCCGCATGATCCCGGACGCGAACTTTACGCTCGCCGCCGCGAAAGCGCATTTGCGCGTCACGCATGCGGACGAGGATGCGGTGATTACCGCCATGCTCGACGCGGCCGTCGGCATGTGCGAGCGCATCACGCGCCGCGCGTGGACCGAACGCCGCTGGAGCGTGAATGTCGGCGCGCCCGGCGATGGGTGCGGGTGCTGCGCCGGGGCGACCTATCACGCGGAACTGTCGCCCGCGACCGCGAAGCTCTACGCGACCGCCTCGGGAACGGACACCGAACTCCCCGCGACCGACTACTACGTCGCGACTCGCTACGGCTCATCGGTGCTCGTCGTGCCGCACTGGCCGGGAGACCCGAGCGCGCCGGGCGACGTGGGACGCATCGACTGGATCGCGGCTCCGCCGAATGAATACGTGCCGCCCGATGTGATCGCGGCGGCGATGCTCTACCTCGGCGACTTGTTCGAGAACCGCGAGGCGCAGATCGTCGGCACGATCACGGGCGCAAACCCGGCGGCCGAAATGTTGCTGCGCTCCTACGTCGTGGACATGACGCTCTAGCCATGCGACTCATCCGCGCGGGAGCGCTTCGCTCTCCGGTCTACATCGGCCGCCCCGTGATCGTGAAGGATGCGAGCGGCGGCGAAGTGCTCACGTTCGAGGAGTTCAAAACGTTCGCGCTCATCGAGCCGCTATCCGGGCGCGAATGGGCGAGCGGCGCGGCCGTGAAAGACACAATCGACCACCGCATTTCACTGCGCCTCACCAACGGGTGGATACCGGACGCGCGCTGGCGGGTGCGCGATGCCGTGAGCGGGACGCTGTTCAACCTCGTGGCCGTCATGCTCGCCGGGAAAAACGGCGCGGCCGAATGCCTCGCGAAGCGCGCGCCGGGGAATAGCGATGGCCGGTAGCCACAAAGTCAACGGCTTGCCCGAACTCCTCGCGAAACTCGGCTCGCTCGGCGAGCGCGATACGGTCGAGAAGATTGCCTATCGCGGCACGTTCGGCGCGTCGAAGGATTTACGCGAGCGCGCCCGCGAGAACGCGCGCAGTTCGACGCACACGCGAACCGGGGCGCTAGAGCGCGGCTTTGCAATGAAGCGCATCACGGACGGCACGCGGCGCGGCTATACGGTCGGCGTGCGTCACGGTCGGCGAAAAATGCGCGGCTCCTCCGACGATCCATATTATTGGTGGCAGTTGGAATTCGGAACGCGCTACATCGCGCCGCGTGGATTCTTCCGCCGCGCGTTCGCCGAGGCACAACACCGAGCGCCGCAGCAGATCATCGCGGCCGGGCGTAAAGCTGTGCTTGACTCCGGCAATCGAGCGCTCAAGCGCTTTGGTAGCGGCAAGGCGGGACGCTGATGCGCCGCCTTGAGGAATACGTCTTTACGACCCTCGGGCCGATTGTCTCGGGCGCGGTTCATCCCGTCGTGATCCCGCAAGCCGCGCGCTATCCGTGCATTCGCTACGTGACGATTGGCGCATCGCCCGAAAGCTCGACTTGCGGGTCGAGCGGTCTCGTTCGCTCTCAATTGCAGATCGACATTTTCGCGGAGGAATACGTGGACCTTCGCGCGCTTCGCGAGCAGGTCGTCGCCGCAATGCTCGACGACTTTCCTCTCGAAAACATTCTCGTTAGCGAGTTCGAGGATTACGACACAGAGCCGAAGCTGTTCCGTCGCGTGCTCACGTATTCGACGGCGGAACAGGAGGGAACGGCATAGCAGGCCCAAGCGTGTAGCAACCGCAATAGCAGTTGGAAAGCGCAGGAGGCATCAATGTTTAAGAGCAAGGCAATCAACGCGCAAGGCTCGCGCATCGCAATCGACAACGGGACCGGAGTCGCTATCGACGACATTACGGCCGTCTCCAAGGCGGCCGATGCGGTCGTATCCAGCGCGGCGGCGGCGGTCGAGGTGGGCGGCGCAGTGCGCTTCATCTCGGTGGCGGGCATGCCCGAAATCTCGGGGCTCGTGGGTGTTGTCACCGACAACGCCGGGCCGGGCACGTTCACGGTATCGCTCGACACAACCGGCTTCGCGACAGTGGGCGCGGCGGGCACCGCGAAGGAATTGGTTTTCGTGGAGGGATGCGAAGTCAAGACGTTCAACGGCTTCGACGGTCAGGCGGCCGAGGTGGACATTACGACGCTGTGCTCCGAGGCGCGCGAATACCTCATCGGCTTGCAGGATTTCGGCACGTTCTCATTCGACGTGAACCTCGTTCCGAATGATCCGTTTCAGGTCGAACTCAACGAGGCGAAATCCGCGCGCGAGAAGCGGGCGTTTTCTCTCACGCTCCCGCCGGGCGAGGACGGAAAGGTTTTCGTTTACGTGTTCGACGCATTCGTCCGTCAATTCACGATTGCGGGCGGCGTGGATCAGGCGCTCACGGGTTCGGTCTCGCTTCGCGTGACGGGCGAGCCGGTGCTCATCGAGAAGCCCGCGCCGTAGTGACGAGCATCAACGCGAGCGGCGCAACCGCATGACGCGCCGCTCGCGCGCACCACAAGCGCAGTTCCGACTAACGGCATTTCAACGCACGAGGCTTTATGAGCATTCGCGACAACATCGTCGCGCTTTCGAGCGCGCCCGTAGCAAAGGAAATCGACGGAAAGCAAATCTATATCCGCCGCTTGACCATCGGCGAGGCCGATCAAATCAACGCGGCGAACGCGGACGCGATTAACGGCAATCCGCAAAAGCTCTCGCAAGCCGTGCGCCTCCTCGCGCGATTCCTCGGCGATGAGAACGGCGCGCCCGTGTTCGACCTCGCCAAGCCCGAGGATGTGATCGCGCTCCAAGCGATCCCGGCGGTATTCGCCGCGCGGCTCGTGGAGTACGGCAACGCGGTGAACGTGCCGCCGAAGGAGGACGTGGAAAAAAAGGGTTAGCGCCGGATCGCCTGTTTCGGCATCGGCTCGCGCTCGCGCTCGGGCGCACCTTGGGGGAACTGGAAAGCATGCCGCTCGCGGAGTATCGGTCGTGGCTAGAGTTCTATGAGGTGGAGCCGTTCGGAGATTTCCGGGCGGACCTCCGCGCGGGTGTGATCGCGTCCACCGTCACGCGCATGCTCGGCGCGAAAGGCGCGCGACCGAAGCCGCTCGACTTTATGCCCATCGTCACGCGGCAATTGGAGCGCAAGCGCGCGCGCGATGGGGACGCCACCGCAGAGCTACGCGCGGCGCTCCTCGTGGGATTCAAGGGGCGTGTAAAGCACGTCGTCATAGGGGCGCGTCATGGCTAGCGGCGGACTCGGCGCGCTCTCGGTAGACCTCCTCCTCGAAACCGTTCAATGGCTCGCGGGCTTGAACAAGGCGGAGTTTGCCGCGCAGAAGTTCGGCGACGAAATCGAAAAGCGTTTCAACAAAATGACCGGCGCGGCGGTCGATGCGTTGAAAGGGATTGCCGCCGGGATGGTCGCGGGCTTTGCCGTAGACCGCGTGGTCGGCTTCGTGAACGAGACCCAGAAGGCGGCCGACGCGCTCGACGAGATGGCGCAGAAAACCGGAACCTCGGTTGCGTTCCTCGCACAGATGAGCGTTACCGCCGAGATGGCGGGGACGAGTGTCGAGGCCGTCGCGAAATCCATCGTCAAGTTCAACGAGGCGACGGTGAAGGCGTTCGCCGATCCGAACTCACAGCCCGCGAAAATTTTCGACGCGCTCGGCGTCTCGGTGCGCGATGCGTCGGGCGCGCTGAAATCCTCGGAAACGCTCTACGCCGAAACGGCGGCGAAGCTCGGCGGGATGGAGGATGGCGCAATCAAGACCGCCGCCGCGATCAAGCTCGCGGGCAAGGCGGGCGCGGAACTCATTCCGACGTGGAACGCGCTCGCGCGCGAGACCGACGTTCTCCGCGAAGCGAAAAAGAAATACGGCGACGAGATGGCGCGCCTTGCGCCGCTCGCGGGCGCGCTCGAAGAACAACAAGCAATCATGACCACGAATTCAAAAACGCTCGCCGCCACCTTGGGCCAGCAACTCATTCCGTATTTCACGGAAATGTATGCGCAGTGGAATGACATGAGCAAGGCGGGCGGCACGCTCGCGACCGTCGCAACCGCCGTCGTGAATGCGTTTAAGGGAATCGTGATCGTCGTCGATACGATCCTCACGGGACTGAAACAGGTTGTCGTGTTTGCAATCGGCGCGTCGGAGGCGCTAGGCCGTCTCGTGAAAGGCGACCTCAAAGGCGCTAAAGCGATTTGGTCCGACACGATGCAAACGATGGACGACACCACGCAAGCTTGGGGGAAGCGGCTTGAATCCCTCCTCGATCCGCTCAAGGCGGCGACCGGCGAAACGAAAAAGCTAACGACCGCGAGTGACGCACTCGGGCGCGCGGTGGGAGACGCCGACAAGGGAACCGAGAAGCTTGCGAAAGAAGCGGCGCGGCGCGCGAAGGAATTCAACGATGCGTGGGTGAAAGCGATTGACGCGCAAATAGAGGCGGATCGTCAATTGGCGCTTGCGACAAATAAAAATGCGCTCGACCGCGAGAAGGCCGAGAAGAAGGCGGCCGAGGAATCGGCGGCGGCGTGGGTGAAGTTCATCGACGCGCAAATCGACAACGATAAACAACTCGCGCTCTCGGCGCACAAGCTCGCCGACGAACGCGCCAAGGCGCTCAACAAACTTTATACCGATGTGTTTAAGGGCATCGACGACGCTGGCGAACGCGCGATGCAATCCCTATTCGACGGCACGCGCGGCGGGTGGCGCGACATGCTCGGCGACATGGCGAAGGATTTCAAAAAGATTCTCGCCGACTTCATTTACAAACAATTCGCGCGACCGATTGTGTTGAACCTCCTCGCGAACATGGGCGGCGGCGTCGGTCAATACGCGTCGAGCCTCCTCGGGCAGGAGGGCGGGCAAGGAATGCTTGGTTCGATTCCATGGGGCTCCATGGCGTCGGGTGCCTACGATTGGTTTGCGGGCGAAGGTGCCTCGTCGGCGCTTATGGCCGAGTATGGGATCGGCGGTGCGGCGGGCGGCACTGCGCCGGGCGCGCTTGCGAGCGCGGGCTACGGCATCGCGGGCGGCGTGTTCGGCTACGGGGCCGCGACCCTCTACGGCGCGGGCGACCGAGGAGTCGCGAACGCGACGAGCTACGGCGCGGCCGGTGCGACGGCGGGCGCGTACATCGGCAGCATTGTTCCCGTGATCGGTACCGCCATTGGCGCGGCCGTGGGCGCAATCATCGGGACGATAGTCGGAATCTCCACCGACCCCGATCCCGACGCGATGCGACAAGCCGTGTTCGGCTCCACGGCGGGCGCGGAAGGTCTCACCGATTACCAATACACGAGCGCGCTCGGCTCGTTCGGGATCAGTGACACGAAATGGTTTAGCGATGAGGAGATGGGACCCGCGCTACAGGAAT